GACAGCGGCCGCTTTAGCGGGGCCCGGGGGGGCCTGGGGGTGAACCGTGGCGGCGGGCTGGACGACCCCGCCCGAGGCGGACTATGCGGGCAGGGGCCCGCCATGCCCTCGCGGATCGCCCGCCGGTGGTGATTGGCGGGGACGCGGAGCGCATGAATTGGCAGGGTCCGCGCGGCCTGGGGGGTGGGGGGCACGGTGCGGGCGGCAGACGTTCCTTAGCTGTTCTTGGTCTGCCGCCCGCACGGTGCGCGGGGGGGGGCGCGCGGACGCTGCCGGTACCGCTTTCTCTTCGCGGGTCTCTGACCCGCGCCCCTACCCGTTCCTTGAAAGACAGCAGTCCACGGCCCGCAGGCCGTGCCGACCCCGGAGAGCAGTTGGACAACAGTCCACGGCCCGCAGGCCGTGCCGACCCCCTGAGCAGGCAGCGTATTTAGTGCAGGGATCGATTCTGGGGGGTTTACGGGTTCCGGCTGTGTCTCCGCCCACGCGCGACCTTCGCGGGGTTGTGGCGTGCTGTGTGGGCCAAGAGCGCGAGCGAAATCAGGTAGTCGTCGTGTCCTTCGGACTCGGGCACCGAGAACGTGATGGTGTTGTTCGGCCTGGTCTCGCGGCGCGCCCGGGCGAGCTCGGCGGTGCAGGCAGCGTATTCGGGGCTGTGGTCGTCGGCGTAGAGCTTGAGCGCGCCGGTGTTGATGGCGGTGATGAGGCCGAAGCCGAGGTCGCTCTTCGATGTCTGCGTGAATTTGAAGCCTTCGACTTTGCAGCCGGGCACGGCGGCGGTGATCAGCGAGGCGGTGGTTTCGCCGATGCCGGTAGCGTCGATGGTGAGCGCGCCGACGCGCCACCTGCGCAGGTGGTCGGCGATGGCGGGCAGGAGTACGGCGTGCCGCTCGCCCTGCCATGCGATGTGCTCGACGACGGCGATGGGGACGACGCCGGCGATCGCTTGCAGGTCGTCGGCCTGGTTGAGGCGTCCGATGGTGAGGACGGTTCGGTCGTTGGTGCGGGTGGTGCCGGTGTCCTCGCCCGCCACGTCGAGGGCGGCGATGTAACGCTCGGCGATGATCGGTCCGTGCAGTCTGGTGTGGGCGCCCTGCAGCTGGCGCAGCTGCGCGGGCGACAAGAGCTTTCCTTCGCCTTCGAGCGGGATCAGGCGGTACTCGGTCTGGAAGATGGGGTGCTCTTCGCCGAGGCGGTCGCGCTCGGATTCTACGAAGAGTCGGTAAGCGGGGTTGTACTTCGAGACTTCCAGCCAGTCGTAGACGAAATTGCGGCGGATGCCGTCGGCCTGTTCGGCGCGTGCGTTCTCGGCGATGGCGCGTTGCAGGAGGTCGGCTTCGCCCCAGGCGGTGCCGTAGTAAACGGTGGTAGCGTTGGTGGTGCTGGCCATCGGGCGAAATCTCTTGTCGAAGATCTCGGGCTGCACGTCCTGCGCCTCGTCCACTTCCAACAACAGCGACGCTGTCGCGCCGACAACATTGGCGCTCGGCTCGCTGGATCGGAAGTCGATGCTCGCGCGGCCGACGTGGATGGTGGGCCAGGTGGTGCGGTGTGCGATGCCGTCGGCGGCGAGGTAATCGGCGAGGCGGTTGTAGGAGGTGCGGAGTTGAGGGTCGAGGGTAGGCGCGGTCTTGACGATGGCGCCGCCGGTGTCGATGGCGGCGGTGAGTAGCAGGGCTTCGAGGCGGGCGCTGGTCTCGTTCTTTCCACCCTGGCGGGAGATTTCCAGCACGAACGAGCGGCCGGCGTTGGTGCGTACGCTCGCGATGATGGCGCGGATCGCGTCGAGCTGGTACGGGCGGAGCGGTGGCGGGCGTCGGGCGTCGCCATGTGGGAACGAATGCATCACGAATCGAGTGTATTCGTTCCGTCGGCGCCGCGGCGAGCGATGAACGTGCGGCGGGCGTTCGTCGTCGTCGGTCGTCGGGGGCGCGCGCGCGTCGACGGCGCTTGACGAGCGGCGCGCGCGGGCTGAGGTGAATGTTTCTTGAGGAGACGCGCGCGCGCCCGGGGCGTTGGTTGCGCAGCAACCACGCCCTGTCTGAAGCGTAGGGGTTGTGGGCGGGGCCGGGGGCCCATCACGCGCCGCCGCTTGATGGGGTTCTGCCACTGGCCACCGCTTCGCCGTTGAGCACGTCGGATCGGGGCCCCCGGCCCCGCGCACACCCCCCCGCACACAGACCGACCGCGCGCGCGCGCCTGGCCCTTACGCCGAGCTTGCTTGATGAGGCTTCCGTTAGGCGGCGGGGTCGGGGTTGAGCTTGGCCGGCGCCGGCGTCTGCGTCGGCTGCACGGCGGCGATCCGCTTGCTCTCGTCGAGCCAGCGCGTGAGTTCCTCTTCGGGCTCGGGCACGCCGAGCTCGCTGGCGGCGCGGTGCCGGGAGTAGATGCCGGCGTTGACGGCGGCGACGCTGTCGGCGATGTCGCGCGTGCGGTCGTTGGGGTTCACGTCGCCCCACGACGGGCGCAGGACGTGCGCGGCGACCGCGGCGTCGAGGCCGGCGTAGCGCGCGAGCAGCGCGAGAATCATGCCGTTGCGGAGGATGAGGGCGCGCGTGCGGATGAGGCGCTTCCTGTTGATTTTCTTCACCAGCGGGTCAAGGGAGACCTTCAACGCAACACCGGACAGGCCTTGCGGGTTGTCGCCGAACGCCGAACGCGGCGACTCGGCGAGGTCGTGCAGCGTGGTGCGCACGAGCTCGGCGTACTGCAGCATCATCGTCACGCCGCCACCACGCAGCAGGTCGAGGAGGTAGGCCTTCGCTCCTTCGGGCAGCTCCCACATTGCGCCTGGCTGGACGGCGATGTCGATGCTTTCGGTGACGCCTTCGAGGACGGCGATGGGGTTGCCGCTGAGCTCGGCGATTGACGAGAGTTGCGTGAGTAGGCGGTTGAGCTCGCGGGCGCTGTCGAGGATGGCGGGGATGTCGGACTCACCCCATTCTTTCTGCGGCTCGCTGATGTTGGGGTAGACGATGTAGGGGATGAAGCCGTAGGGGTTGGCCTCGACGGAGACGGCTTCGCTATTGACCCACGTCGTGAATTCGGCCGGCGTCCAGTCCTCGATGATCTCGGCGGTGCGCCGGTTGCTGGTGTAGCCGTAGAGGTGGAGCGCGTCGTCGGCGGGCAGGGTGTAGCGCTGTGCGACGCGGTAGGTCTCGGTGGCGTCGTCGGGCCTTCGCCAGACGAAGATGCTGGTGATGTCGGGAGCGGTGACGCGCACCCTTCCTTCGACCGGGTCCCACGTCACTTTGTACGCGGCATCGCCGAGCACGGAGCAATCAATCTCGTTGTTGAAGTCGAGCACGTCGAGCGCGTTCTGCTCGGCGACCTGCAGGAGCGCGAGCTCGGCGGCGGCGGCGTTGGCGATGGCGCGCGCCGACTTGTCGAGCGGGTCGGCGGTGAAGGTGAGGTCGTTCATCGTGTAGGACGCGGCCTTCGTGATGAAGGTACGCGCGTAGTTGAACACGAGTTGGCGCGCGCCGCCCTGGCGCGCGTACGGGGTGCGCGTCGTCGGCCACTGGGCGCCGCGGTAGAACTGGAGGTTCTCTTCGTAGCGGCGGCGGCGATCGGAGTCGCGGGAGCGCAGCGCCTTCGGCGTGTCGTACATCGGCTAGAGCTTGCGGCCGCGCTGCTCCAAGCCGAAGGCGACCTTCTGGATAGGGCTCATGCCGTCGGTGGGCGGCGGCGCGTCGCGGGTGTTGGCACCGCCTGCGGGCACGGTCGCGGCCGCGGGCGTTGCCGGCCGCGTTGCGGCCGCGGCGGCGGCGACGATGTCGGCGGCGCGGCGCGCGGATGCTTCGACTTCGTCGAACGTCGCGCCCGGCAGATGGTCGGGCTGTAGGTGGTGGGCCTCGGCGAGCGTGGCGCGGAAGCGCTCGACGCCGACGGTCAGCGCCGCACGCGCTGCGTCGGCGTCGGCGCCCGCGGTCTGCGCCGCGGCGGCGGCGCTGTCGGCCGCGGCCGCGCGATCGCGCAGTGTCGTCAGTTCGGTTTCGTCGATGGTGACTTCGGGCATTGTCGTCGTCCTTTCTGGCGTGGGTGGGCGGCGCGCGGCTGCGGCGGGTCGCGCGCCGCCCGGGGACCCCTCGGTTACGGCCTGATGCCGATGAGGCGGGCGAGCGTGACGGCGCTGCCCTGGCAGAGTTGCATATACATCTTGACGCGGGTGCGGGTGGCGTCCTTCGTTTCCAGCGCGCCGATGTCCTCGACGATGATGGGCGTCGACTGGCCGCCGCTGTTGTAGACGGCGTAGAGGCCGCCGTGCTCTTCGCCGAGCATGCCGGCGTAAATGGTGGAGCAGTCGGACGACGAGCCGACGGTCTGGGCGTCGCTGATGTAGTCGTCGATGAGGATGGGGATGCCGTTGTAGTACTGGATGAATCGGCCGAAGTCGGCGCGGGTCTCCATGCTTGCGCCGCTGGCGCGGAAGAGGGTGTTGAGGCTGCGGCGGGTGCGCTTCGACATGAGGAGGAACTCCGCCCGCATGCCCTGCACGGCGTCAATGAGCTCGTCGATTTTGGCGAGCGTGAGCGTTGCGCCGTTGGTGCCCATGGTGAGCTTTTGCGCCGCGCCGAGCGCGGTGACGATGACGTCGAGGCCTTCCATTTCGAGCGGCGTGCCGGTGCCGCTGCCGTTGATCAGGCCGTCGTTGAACTTCCGTTGGAGCGCCTGCGCCTTGCCGAGGATGATCGTCGCCTTGAGGTCTTGGACGTTCGAGCGCGACATCTGCAGGTACTGGTCCACGTCGGCGTCGCCGCCGAGGATGCAGAGGGCTTTGACGAGTTGCGTGAACGTGGCCACGCCCTCCGTCCACGCGTCGCCGACGTCGTGGTAAATGACGGTCGGGGCGACGTTCTCTCGGTTGTAGGTGAGGGAGTTGCCGGCGAGCTCGGTGAACGGCAGTACAAGCGAGATGTCGGACGTTTTAAGAATGCTCTCGTAGACGCCCTGCAGGACGACGTCGTTGCTGAGTTTCGCTGCCTCGGCGAGGGTGAGGGCCATGGTGTGAGTCCTTTCGGTTGGGGCTTTTCGTCGCCGCTAGTCTACACGGTTCCGTGTAGCGTGGGGGCGATCGCTGCGATGGCGAGGGGGAGCCTCGGCACCCACTGGTCCCGCGTCGCGCCGCAGCACTCGGTGGGGTCGCTCTGGCGCGCGGCGTCGTGGTGGCTGAGGATCGGGAGCAGGCGGCCGGCGTACGACCAGGCGGCGATGCTGGCGAGCGCGGCGACGAGCTGCGAGCCGATGGGGGGCGGCGTCTGCTGCCAGAGGCCGGCGGTGCAATGGCCGATGCTCTCGTGGTTGCGGCCGGCGACGCCGGCGCGCTGCGTCTCGAAGGCGCCGACGAGGTAGAGGCGGCCGGACGGAAAGCCGTAGGTGTGGTAGCCG